GAAGCGTGCGGGAAGCATTGGCCAACCTTGCTGATCGGCTTAGTCATCAGTTAGCGGGGGAGACAGACCCGGCAAGGATCCATCAGGTGCTGAGCGATGAGCACCGCGCTGCGCTTGTGGAGTTGGCTGATGGTTAATCCTTGGCGCGCTGGGTTCCTTGACGGGCTACGGCCTGAGGAGCCGCTAACGGTTTCGCAGTGGGCGGATAAGTATCGGAAGCTCAGCAGCAAGGCCAGTGCCGAGCCTGGGCCTTGGCGTACTAGCCGGACGCCTTATCTGCAGGAGCCGATGGACTGCCTGAGCAGCACTAGCCCGGTGCAACGGGTGGTGATGCAGTTTGCAGCACAGACGGGCAAGACGGAAGCCGGCTCCAACTTCCTTGGGTACGTCATTGACCACGCCCCTGGGCCAATGCTTTGCGTTCAACCAACGGTTGATATGGCCAAGCGCTTGAGCAAGCAGCGGCTTGAGTCGATGATTACCGACACCCCTTGTTTGTCCGAAAAGATCGCGCCGTCTAGATCAAGGGACTCAGGGAACACGATGTTCGCCAAAGAGTTCAGCGGCGGAATCATGCTGCTGACCGGGGCTAACTCAGCAACGGGCTTGCGCTCGGCGCCTTGTAGGTATTTGTTCTGTGATGAGGTCGATGCGTTCCCTGCTGATGTGGATGGCGAGGGCGACCCGGTATCGCTGGCAGAACGACGGACGACGACCTTTGCCCGGCGCAAGATCCTGCTGACCAGCACGCCAACGGTCAAGGACTTCAGCCGTATTGAGGCGGAGTATCTGCGCTCAGATCAAAGGCGCTTCTTTGTCCCGTGTCCTGCTTGTGGGGTGATGGAGTGGCTGAAGTGGCCGCAGATCAAGTGGGAAAAGGACAGGCCCAGTACGGCGGTCTATCAGTGCGAGCACTGCGGCGAGCGTTTTGAGGAGCTGCACAAGCCGCGGATGTTGTCAGAGGGCGAGTGGCGCGCGACGGCACCTAACGACGGCAAGACGGCTGGCTTTCACTTGTCTGGTTTGTATAGCCCGCTGGGATGGTGCAGTTGGGAGCAGCTAGTTGACGACTTTCTGCGGGCGAAGGGCGATGCACCTGCGCTGAAGTCTTGGGTCAACACTCGTCTCGCTGAGACGTTCGCTGAGGATTACGCCGCGGCCGTTAGTGCTGATGGCTTGATGTCTAAGCGCTTGCCGTATGAGTCCGGCACATGCCCTGAGGGCGTTGTGCTGTTGACCAGCGGTGTTGACGTTCAGGACAACCGCTTGGCCGTGAGCGTATGGGGCTGGGGTGAAGGCGAAACCGGATTCCTGATCTGGCATCAGGAGCTGATGGGCGACCCGACCCAAAGCGAGGTCTGGGGCCAGCTCGATCAGGTGCTAGCGACAAAGTGGCCAACGGCGAGCGGTAAGGAGCTAACGATCAGGCAAATGGCGATTGACTCCGGCGGTCACTGCACTCATGAGGTCTACCGCTACGTTCGGGAGCGTTTGCCGCAAGGGGTCGTAGCGATCAAAGGCTCTAGCCGGCGCAATAGCGCTGCTGTCGGCAAGGGCAGCAAGGTAGACATCAACTGGCGCGGAAAGAGCATCAAAAAGGGCGTCACCTTGTACCTGCTCGGTACAGACACGATCAAGACCACGTTGTTTGGTCGGCTCCGTCATAACGAGGGTGCCGGCAGCCTGAATTTCGGCATGGCTGCAGACGATGAGTATTTCCGGCAGCTCACCAGCGAACGTCAGGCCTTGCGGTATCACAAGGGCTTTCAGATTCGGGAGTATGTCAAAAAGGCAGGCGATCGAAACGAAGCGCTTGATTGTGCCGTCTACGGATATGCCGCGTTGCTGTTGTTTAGCCGTCGCATGAACCCAGGGACGATGTGGGAACAACTCAGGCAGGAACTGGAGAGCGGAAAGAAGGCGGCGCTAAAATCCAAAAAGAAGCCGCCAGCTGCGGCCAGCAGTTTCGTTCGTAACTGGTAGCCGTGAACATCCCAAGCAAGATCAGAGCCGGCGACACAATCCAGTGGCGGGATGTTGCAGGGCTTGACAATCTTGGCAATACGGTTGGCAGCTCTGATTACACGCTGACTTATTACCTGCGGACTAATACGGCATCAGAGGGGCACTCTGTAGCCGGCTCTGCTTACGGGACAGACGACTGGGAATTTTCGATCTCGGCCACTGACTCTGCTGCGTTTGATGCTGGTGATTGGTATTGGACCGCAGTTGCTACAAAGACCGGCAGCACGATCACGCTCGGCGCTGGTCGGCTTGAGGTTTTAGCTGCTCTTACCTACACCGGAACGCCTGCAGCGTTTGACGGTCGCACTCAGATTGAAAAGGACCTGGACGCCGTACAAGCAGCGATCAGGACGATTCTTGACGGTGGTGCAGTTAAGGAATACGCGATTGGCAATCGCAACCTTAAAAAGTACGATCTGCCCGATCTCTTAGCGTTGGAAACGAAGCTAAAAGCCGAGCGGAATCGAGAGCGTAAAGCCGAGATGATCGCCAACGGCCTTGGTAATCCGTTCAACGTCTTCGTGAGGTTCTGATGGGCGTCCGTTCTGCTATCCGCGAGCTGTTCCGTCCTGAGGGCCCCAAGCAGCGTCGCCGCGCTTATGCCGGCGCAAGGTTCAATCGCCTGACTAGCGACTGGGTCACCACTGGCACTAGCGCCGATTCTGAAATCAAAGGCAGCTTCAAAGCGCTGCGCAATCGGGCGCGTCAGTTATGCCGCGATAACGACTATGCCCGGCAAGCGCTGCGGGCGATTGAGAACAACGTCATCGGCCAAGGCATTAAGCATCAGGGCCAAGTGCGGATGCAGCGCGGCGGTCGCCTAGATGAGTCGATTAACGCGCAGATCCATGAGGAGTGGATGCGATGGAGTCATAAAAGCCGTTGTGACGTGAGCGGCCTGCTCAGCTTTCACGACATGGAGCGGCTGCTAGTTCGCAGCCTTGCTGAGTCCGGCGAAGTCTTCATTCGCATCATCCGGCGGCCTTTTGGCGATAGCCGCGTTCCGTTCTCCCTGCAGGTGCTGGAAGCGGATTATCTCATCGACGATGACCAGCCGCGTGCTGCTGAAGGCAACACGGTTCGGATGGGTATTGAGGTCAATGAGTACCTGAGACCTCAGGCTTATCACTTCTACGCCAACCACCCCGGTGACGTTTATGCCGGCCACCCCAGCAACGGTCGCCGCATCCGCGTGCCGGCTTCTGATGTCATTCATCTCTTCATCCCTGAGCGTCCGAGCCAAACCCGCGGGGTGACGTGGTTTGCTTCTGCCCTGATGCGTCTGCACATGCTGCAGGGCTATGAAGAGGCAGAGGTGGTGCGGGCCCGCGCTAGCAGCGCGCTGATGGGCTTCATTACGTCACCTGAGGGTGAGCTGGTAGGCGATGAGGTCTATGAGGGCGAACGCGTTAGCGACTTTCAGCCCGGCGTTTTCAAATACTTGGACCCCGGCCAAGCGGTGCAGGTGCCTGACCTGAATGCCCCTGACGGTCAGCTTGAGCCCTTTACCCGTTCGATGCTGCGTGCTGTTGCTGCTGGCGTAGGTGTCTCATTTGAGTCAATCTCTAAGAACTTCAGCGAGGCCAACTACAGCAGCAGCCGCCTAAGCCTGCTGGAAGAGCGCGACACCTACCGCGTGCTTCAGCGCTTCATGATCGAAAACTTCCATCAGGTCGTCTTTGACGCTTGGCTGGAAATGGCAGTTTTGAGCGGCGCGCTGACCCTGCCTGGCTACGACAGCAATCCCGATCGCTACCGCGCTAGCCGCTGGGTCGCTCGTAGCTGGGAATGGGTTGATCCCATGAAAGAGGTTGAGGCCTACAAAACCGCAGTGCGCTGCGGGTTCAAGACTCTTGGCCAAGTCATCGCTGAGCAGGGCGGTGACCTAGATGACCTGCTGGTGATGCGTCAGCAAGAGCTGGCCATGCTCGACGAATACAACATCATCACCGACACCGACCCAAGCGAAGTCACTGAAGGTGGCGCTAGCCAGGCCAAACCTGCCGGCGTAGTTGACCCATTTGGTGATACGCCTTCACCCATAACCGATGACGATCAGGAGGATGCAAATGGCGGAGCCTAGAATTAGTCCAACGCAGGACCAAAGCGTGGAATTAACTCAAGAAACTGAACTGCAAGAGACGGCTCAGCCTGCTGAGGTCGAAGCTTGTGAATTTCAAGTCAATGCCTCTGAGGCCGAACCGCCGGAAGTTTCTGCGCGTGATCTAGAGGGTCAGTACAAGCGCGCTGAGATCACGACCTTCGACGAGGTTGAAGAGCGGACGTATGAGTTCCCCTTCAGCTCTGAATATCCCGTGGCTCGTTACTTCGGAAACGAGATTCTGAGCCATGAGATGAAGGCGGCTGATTTGAGTCGCCTGAACGACGGCGCACCGCTGTTGTTCAACCACAACCCTGATCGAGTCATTGGGGTTGTTGAGCGGGCGTATATCGACGGCAAAAAACGCCGTGGTTATGCGCGCGTGCGGTTTAGCCGCAACGAGTTCGCTCAGGAAGTCTTGAGCGATGTCCAAGACGGAATTCTTCGGAATGTAAGTTTTGGCTACTCGATCAACAAAATGGAGGAGCGTGAAGGCGGCGACTTTGTCGCTACTTCATGGTCACCCACGGAACTTTCGGTTGTTGCAATTCCTGCGGATCCCTCCGTTGGTTTTGGACGGTCGTTGGATTCCAAAACCGAAGAGGCTGCCTCGGCAGCACCTACACCCGATCCCACTATTCCTTCAATGGAAAACACCACCCCTGATCTGGCAGTGGTGCGGGCCGAAGCCGCTGAGGCTGAGCGCTCCCGCATTGCTGACATCTCTTCCCTGACCGCTAAGCACGGCATGGAAGATCTGGGCCGTCAGCTGATCGAGTCTGGTCGTTCTATCGACGAGGCCCGCGCTGCGGTTCTTGACAAGCTGAACATCAAAGAGGAGCCCGTCACCATGTCGGCCGCTGAAATCGGTCTTTCGCAGCAAGAAGCTCGCAGCTTCTCGTTCCTGAAGGCCATTCGCCACCTGGCAAACCCTGCAGATCGCAGCCTTCGCGAAGCTGCTGCATTTGAAATTGAAGCCTCTGAGGCTGCTGCTGCCAAGTCTGGTCGTCAGCGTGGTTTTGCCATCCCCGTGGATGTGCTGACCCGTGACCTGAACGTCACCACTGCAACCGCTGGTGGCAACTTGGTCGAGACCCAGCTGGACGCTGCCAACTTCATCGACCTGCTGCGTAACCAGTCCGCACTCGATCGCGCTGGCGCAACCGTGCTGACCGGCCTCTCTGGCCCGATCAACATCCCCCGCCAGTCCGGTGCTGCTACCGCTTACTGGGTTGCTGAGTCTGGTTCTCCCACCGAGAGTCAGCAAACGATT